TTAGTTATCCACTCCACCATCAGTGTTCGTAACTCGTGAGGTACCGTATCTTCCATCTCATAATAAAGGGTCTTCGAAAAATATGCGTGAACCATTTTTGCTATTGTAGACTGGTCAAAATTTTTAACGTCTCCTTCAACCAAAATCTTCTTCCACTCATTAGAGGAGAAAATCCCTAACATCCTTGCCAAGATATCCGCTCCCCCCCTACTCCACTTTCCACCTATCCTAATAAAGCCTCTCCTTTCATGAAACATCCTCGGTTTCGACACCATCCGCTCCATCATGACAAAGAGTGAGGTTGGTATGACAAATATGCGAACTTTATTAATCCAGTTGAGGTATGATTCTGTATTCTTTTGATGCTCCTTTGAAAAAAACATTTCCACTTTCTCTTTTATTTCCCAGTAATTGGCTGGGTCTGTTCTTTCACGAGTCAAAAACTGAATTAACGTTGCCATATCCTTATCAAAATTTTCAATTTTCTTTTTTGAGGCGTCTATGCATATTTTAGTGCCGTTAACTTCGGTGCTCTGGGCCTTAAAATCATGTAAACCTGCAGATGAGCCCATGTATGCATCTTGGACAGCCTCAAAAGTTATGGGGAAGGTAGACTTACCCTTCAAGTGGTCTACCCCTAGTTTGTAATAGAACATATCCATCGCTCGCTCCATATGACGCATCACATCTTCATTGCGCGGGACTGCTTGCGCAACATTTCGTTGTTGAAGGAGAAGAGCATTAGCCCATTTTCGAGGATAGAGATTCGTTGCTGATAAGGTATACTTGTTTCGTCCATTGATTTTCCCGAACGCCATATTGTAAATTGAACCTCGTCCTACCACTGCGCCCATTAAGGAGGGTTGCGGATTGTCCTTCCACACGTGCTCATTAAACTGAGTTGCTCCCATTAAAACACCTTTCGAATTCCAATAAAGCATATCTGCCATACGAGCAATACGACGAACTACTCCAAAGTCTGGCTCAAGAACGGACTTCGGAATAGAAACACAAGGAGTCTGAGGTTCTATTAGGCGGATATTACTTCCTTTTAAAAGTCGAGACTGGAAATAAATCATTTCGTGAGCCTCCTGGGGACGAAAATGAGAAAACCCTAACGCGGGGTACATCCGACGATATTCTTCTATAAAATTTTTTCTTCCCATTTCCCCATCCCTCTCTAGAACATCGAATCTAAAGCCATAATTACTTGGGTGGTTCCCTAGCCAAGACGTAAAGCACTCACATCCATCGTGGTCACAAGTCAAATCTACGTGTTCCTCAAAGCGAAAATACGTTTGGGCAAAAAGGTGCTTTTTACCCATCATCTTTCTCAATTCCTTATCAGTACTCAAACGAACGATTCTCTGCGTTCTGTAGATAGGTCCTCTCTCTGTGAGGTACGACGTAGCAGTTTCTTCTAATCCTTCACGTATTCAGCCCGATCCGAG